GTTGAGCCGGGAGTCCCCTTTGACGTCTAGCACCTCTAAAGAGGCTATCGGAGCGGCGAAGTATTACTTACGTCGTCTTCAAATACTGCAGTTCCAACGGGCGACCTGGGATGCCCTACTTACAGCTATTCAGGTCGTAAGGACAGAGTCCTTACGCCGGAACTACGTATGGGTTGGACTTAAGTCCTACCAACGTAGATCTTTGCTGAGGTTAAGAACCCAGGTATTAGTCGATCCCTTACAAGCGGCCAAGAAAATAAAGATCTTGGCGGGGGCGGCCCGAGCTTGGTACTTTGGTGCCAAGCTGGGGAAGTCCAATCTTGTAAGGTTTGACTATAAGTGGCAGGCTTTGGAGTTTTCCTACTGTGCTAGGGCTCTCCCTCCCCCTCCGGGGGGCGGAGATTTGACACCCTTGCTTCAGAGGTTAACCTCAAAGCCCCCAGAGCAGGACCCCAACTGGCGGCAATTTTGCCGGACCGATATTAGGTCGTGGGGTCCTCGCGAGGCCAAGGCGGATCTTTTCACGGCTCCGTCTGGCCATGCAGCTCTGGGATTCCCCCGGTTTTCGGGGGGTCATGCCATGGCCATCAAGCATTTATGCTTGGTGGGAAGTTGCTTGCAGATATTGGACCACTCAAAGGGTGGCCCAATGTCATCGAGTTATGATGCTGTCCCGCATTTGCTCTCTCATAGAATAATGAGTGAGCCTGCTAGGCGATCTAAACTCAATGTAGAAGAGGCGTTCTTGTATTTACCAGAACTGTCCAAATCTCTGCAAGCTTCTCTCAGGAGGGGGGCACTCTATACGCTAGATAGCTTACAGGTGCTCCCAGTCCTGCCAATTGTTGCGGACGAAAAAGGACTTAAAGTCCGGTACCCCACCTGTTCATTAACAGCGGGGAACCTCGTCCAACAACTATTGAGGAGGGTCTCGGACCATGTTATGATCCGTGACCCTCGGGTTAGCCAATCCCTTGGGGGAACGAGAGATATTGATCTCTCTTCCCAAACCGGTCCGTGGTACTCACAAGATGCCACAGCGGCGACCGATTTCCATCCTCAATGGATGGCCCAAATCTGGTATGAGGAACTTGCGGAATATGATTCCAGATTGCTCCCTTATAAGAAGTATTTTAACCTCTTATTCGGAACCAAATGGCTTCTTGTTCCGGAAGATGGGTCTGTGTTAACTAACACAGACCTGCTTCCTCCCCAGTTGCCTGAACAACCTAGTGCACCGTACCTGTCAATCCCTGACGGGTATCCTGCACACTGGACACTGGTCGACTACTCCAAATATTATTTGGAGAATTACGACCACTGGCTCAAGGTGATTCAGGGGCTTACGGACGTGGCGGACCCTTGGACACAGTCATTACTTGACTCTGTTCCTGGGGGCCGTCTTCCGTATGTAACCGCCTCTCTGTGCAGAACTGGCACAGCCACGACGACAGGTCAAATGATGGGGGATCCCTCCTCATTCCCTGTCTTGTCTCTCCTCAGCATTTATTGCTTAGGGCTGACTATTCGTCAAATACCTTATACAAGGTATGAGAAGTCGAGGCTGCGCAAACTATTCGCAGATGGACGGTTGCGTAGGAGGAGTCTCCCCGTAGGAAAATTCTGCGGGGATGATGCGGTTATGCCGCATTTGACCAGGCGTAGGCGAGTTGTGTATGACAATGTCTTTACACAACTCGGAGGGGTGCTTCAGAAGGAAAAATCCTTCCATCATCCCACCAAGGCCCTGTTTACAGAGATCCCGTATCTTAACGGCATCCCTCAACAGCACACTTTTATTAGTGTGTGGTCAGCTCCTCCAGGGGGGTCGAAAGGAAGCGTCAGTTGGAATACCCAACCACAGGCTGTGGTTGGGAACCCTGACGAATTCATGCGACCTCCTAGGAAATCCCTATGGAAATGCTCGCCCTTCTACCATTCGTGGAAGGCCCTTTATGCTCTCGGGGCTCCAATTGGAGCACCGGAGTTGTTTGGGGGGATTAATCATCCCGCGTTTCCTAAGGTCAGTACTAAATACCATTACCAGTGGCTGAGCTTTGTTTCGGGGTTAAATCTTGAAGATTTAATCGTCGGAACTGGCCTTTCACCTGGGTCGAGTTCGGTCAAATCAATGATTGATAACCTTTCTCGTGCCTGGTTGAAAGAGCTAAGGCTTGCTCAAGAGGAACTTATCGCTTATAACGATAAGGTGGGTCCGATGCGCTACGAAGAGGTCACGTATAAACGTGGCCCCCGAGCGGGTCAGACTCGCTTAGTCCTCAAGGGCGAACCCCTGTCTTTGCTACTGGTAAGGGACCCTGACCATCCCGACGGCACCTTGAGAAGGTCTCTCAAGGTCGCCTATCGGAATGCGTTAGGGAAGCTCCGTTCTGCGGAATTCTACTCACGTGAATTCCCGGATCCCAAGGTACCCTCAATGAGGTTGTACCTGGAGAAGTTCGTGCGTAAGGTAATGCGGAGTCCGGCAATTGCCGGCTCCTTTCCCCGTACGAAGCAGGACACCGAGAGGAAGATATTCGTCTTCCTCTCGGAACGAGACAGGAGGGCAGATACATATCTGCAGGAC